ATTGAAAACCAGACTGGTGATTGTGGTAAACCATATTTCTTTACAAATGATGGTGAAGATTGTATAGCTGGTATTCATAGTGCTGGTAATAATCATGGAGTTGCTTACTTCATACCTATTATCAGATCTATGATATCTGATGCCAAGAATCAAGGTATTAGTTTATCTGATCCAGAATATATAGGAGATCCAAATAATGAATTTGTAAAGGACATACCAGGTTTTATTTCTTGTGGAAAGACTGCATTTCGTTCAAATTTACCATCAGAAAATGCCCATGAACCTATACCGCAATTGTATAAAGACAAATCTGAATATTGGAAAAAAGAATATGGCTTATGTAAACTTAATAAGTTTATAAAAGATGGAAAAGAATATTCTCCAGCCAAGATAAGGTTTGCTAAATTGTCAACTGGTCTGGAATTTAAGAAGAATAATCCGCCAGGAAAACCATCTAACAGAGTTGTCGATGCAATCGCTAATGCGATGACAGCACACAACAAAGTTAAAGTCCCGTACAAACCTCCTTATGATTTTGTCATAATGGATAATGAAGATTTGAAATGGGTTGGTATGGATCCGTCTAAGAGTGCTGGTCCTATGATAAATGGTCTGAAGAGAGATTTACTTGGTAATGATCAAAAGCTAGAATTATGGGTTTTGGAAGTCTTAAACACAATTGAACGAAGTATCACAGAAGATAGAGTATATCCTAGTATTGTTAGGGGTTATACGATTAAAGACGAAAAATTGCCACTTGAGAAAGTTCAATCTGGTATGTCAAGGTTGTTTGCACCAGATGATGCAATATTCTATCTTTTATGTAAGAGATTCTTTTACAGACTTGTTACTTTTGTCAACATGTATGGTCCTAAAATAGGTATCATGACTGGAATGACTCCTGAACAATTAGGTAGTCATTTCATCGCGATATTTGATAACTCGGAAGGCGTAGACGCAGATGTAAAATCCATGGAATGTGGCCATAGTCATGAGAGTATATTGCTCATTATGAATTTAATGATTAAATGCAAATTCGTTGATAATAGTGGCGCAAGACATAATGTCGACCCTCGCTTACCATTATTATCCAATGATGCATTGATTTGTTGGGTTCTTTTAAATATAACTCTTTATAGTCACTGTGTTATTGCAGATGAAACTTTTAGATTTGAGATGGGAGCTTTAGGTTCTGGTAGTCTATTAACTTTTATTCTTAATGTTTTTGTTCTACTCATGATTGTTGGTACAATATATGAGAGGCAAGGACTTTTTCACGAGTTTTGTAGATTACTTAACGAAGGCACTCCAGACTGGATGTTGTTTGGAGATGACTTAACTCTCAAATTGCCACCAGATTTCATCAGGGAAGTTTACAAGTATTATGGTTTTGATTGTACTGGAGCTGATAAAGGCGAAATAAAATCAAGACCCTTTAGAGAACTTACCTTCTGTGGAAGAACGTTCACTAATTGTGCATATGTAGGTTCAACGATGAAATTGGAACTTAACCGAATCATAAAAGGTGTTCAGTTTACAAAGAGATCAAAATTCCTAGAAATATACCCGAATCAGGTTTATAGTTTCCTCATGGAATTGTCTCGACACTCATATGATGTTTGGCGAGGAGTTTTGAAACAATTCGTTATAAACGGTTACAAATTAGGAGATTATATTTCCTCAAAAGAACAATACCTTCTTATGATGGCTGAAGGCGGTTCTTTGTATGAAGAAGTATTGGATTGGACGGCAGCAATAGCTAATTGTCCAAATTCAGTATTTTCTGAATAATAAAAGCCATTTGGTGAGAAACAGCCATTAAATGTTCCACCTGGAGCTGCCTGGGTGCTATTGTGAAAGCAACGCAGCTGCATCTTGAGATCGAGTTTTAAGATTCCTTTATACGGACTAATTTAAGGAATCGCTATGCTTGAGGTGTGTAAAACGGAGAGTTTTTGAAAACTCTATTGATCAATGTGTGCCGTTTGAAATAAAAGCTATTGATTGTCCGTGGTCGACTGTACTACTGAGTCATAAGTACAACATTCTTATTAAATAGGATGGGTTTAGACGTTAAAATTTTATGACTTGCTGATAATATTGAAAAACAAGCAACGAGTATCGAATCTGATACTCACGAAACAACTTATGTTGGAGAGGTACCAATGGAAGTTGATGATAACCTTGATGGTAACGTTTTTACTAACGTTATGTATGAAATGCCTCCTGAAGTTCAAAGACCTGTGATTTATTCTCTACCAGAATGGACTTCTGCTTCCCCAGAGAATACAGTTTTGTGGACTCAAAGATTTCCTTCAGGAATCTTTGACATGGTACAGAATTTAAGGTTTCGATTAGCAAATCGAGCTTTGTTCGCGTGTGATATTTCCGTGAAAATTTTTGTGCAATCTGTAGCAAAACAAGCAGGTTCGTTGGTGTTCGCTATGAGTCCTATGGCTAGAACACCCACAAATATATATGAGGCAATGTCAGGACCACACGTAGTTTTAAATGCTGGTGAACATGTTAGTGGTGAAATTGTTATCCCTTACATGCGCGATACAAGAGCTGCTAGAGTTCAAACTTATGGTTCTTCTACTGAATCTAGAGATTTTGATTTTCTACAAGCTAACTTGTTAGTCCTTTCGCCTCTTAGAGTTACTGATGCAACAAGTGTTAAACTTATTGTTGCAGCCCAAATTTTGAATCCAGTATTTACAGGTTCGGGTTTCGTAGAGATTCCCATTGTCAATCAAGGTAAGAAGGAAGGAAAATTGGAAGCTAAAGTTGATTCTAAAAGTATCGTTAAAGAAACTAAAGGAAAAAAGACAAAACCAGAGCAATATGCTGAAGCAGCAGCAAGCACTTTGAAATCCATAGCTGGATCTATGGTTACGGTTTCAAAGATTGTTGGTACAGGATTGGAAGTCATGGCTATGATGGGATTGTCGAAACCTATAGTTGAACATAAAATAACACCAGTTGGAAACGTCCAAGATTTATTTGGTCCCAACGTTGATGGAAACTTTTATGGATATCAAATGGGGTCTTATCAAGATGCTAAGAATATTGCGCATCCATTAGTCTTTGGTAAAGAAGATCCTATGGAAATTAGTAATATTTGTAAAAGACCTGGTTTAGCTGGAAAATTTTCATGGAGTACATCCAACACTGCTGGTGAGCTTTTGTGTCGGATTCCAATAACTCCTGGAGTTGTTACTTTTAAGGATGTTAATACTGTTCATCATACACCTATATCTATGCTTACACATTTATTCAGAAGATATAGGGGTTCGCTTAACTTTAGGATTAGAATTTTCGCTACTAAATTTCATGCTGG